TGAGCTGGGATCCAGCACAAGTCCTGGCGGCAAGCCCACCCCTTCATTGACTGAAATTGCATATGTGATATCCACTGTGTCATAATCGTCGCCGCGGAATTGATAAGCAAAATAATTGTCACTGCGTACTGTGCCAAGACTGGTGGGAAATGCATTCAACAAGAATGGCGCACGTTCAGTATTTTCATCTGCTGTGACAAACGTGTTGTCGCTGGTAATGGTGGTTGTGTCAGCTGTGAGGTCGGTACGATCGTAAACAAAGATGGAAAATTCTCGCAGTGTACCCAGCTTGCCATCGGTTACTTCTAGTGTAAACTGATAGTTCTTGCTGATGGCTGATGTCAAAAAATCATAAGGTGGACCGCTGAGTGGAGTTTCATCATATCCTATTACGGCATCAACGTTGGCAGCAGGTTCAATGTAGCCATACAATCTTCCGGTAGAGCTCAAGGTCAGCCCTGCAGGAAAAGTACCAGCGGCCAATCTCACTATTACAGTTTCGTTGGGGTCAACGTCAGTGTATGAAAATTGTAAATCCACTAGGTCGCCATCGTAATAAACTCCAACCCATCCTGTGATGGCAGCGCCAGTGTTTTGTTGACTGATGTTCACAGTGTAAGTACCAATGCCGCCACTGGCTGTTCCTGTGCTGACAATGGTGGTACCAGGAACTATGTCAGTACCACGTATGACCATGCCGTTTTGCACAGTGCCTGACTGTATTTCTGAAATGGTTAACTTTGTGCCATTTATGGCACCAGTGAATGCGGCCGAATTATTGTTTGCAAACGATCCTGGAGGGGCAACAAATGTCGGAACATTGTTGCCGGTCACAGTGAGTTCAAACGTGCGATCTCTGATTCGATCTAGTACAAATGCATTGTTGACAAAATTTTCTGTGTAGGCTCTGAGTGTGAACTTACTGGTGACGTTTCGGTTCACAGGAAAAGGTACTCCTTGCAGGCTAGCAATGGCTTTGGGAACCCCTATTATCAACCCATTGGCACTGCACTGAATTCCCTGCGGCAATGTTCCAGAAATTATTTTGTAATAAACTTCTTGTCTGAGATCAGCAGTCATTGAGCCCGTAGCTGTGGTCAGGGCAATGGGTGTGGTCGATTCAGCCGTTTCACCAATCACAAATTGCGTGGCATTGACCACAGAAATCACATAGTATCTTCTGCCTGGGACGATGCCACCAAACACATTGCCAGAAAACTCTATATCAAGTTCAGCATACATGCCGGCAGTGCTGTTGCAAGTAATGCGATTGGTGGCAGCAGAAGTTGCTGTGCAGGTAATTGTAAACAACGGGTCAGCAGTTGCCAACATTGTTTGTCGGTAAAATATGCCCTCAGGAATTACTCCTAGTGGGCCAGCGGGGGTGATCCATACAGGTTGTGACATATTAGGTTATGCATTTCTCCAGGCACCGCCGGCATAAACTCTCATGGCTAAATTTGCAGTATTATAATAAAATGCACCTGAAATTGTTACGGCGGGATCTACAGTACCAGTTGGAATTACTATATAAGTGCCGTTGAATGTACCTACACCACCAGTGGTGATATTACCGCCTGTGATGTTGCCTGACACACTCACAGTGGTACCTGTTAAACTTGTGGCATTTACGTTGGCTCCACCCAAGATGTTGCCACCTGTGATGTTGCCTGACACACTCACCGTGGTACCTGTGTGTGTAGTTGCATTAACGTTGGCTCCACCCAAGATGTTGCCACCTGTGATGTTGCCTGACACACTCACCGTGGTACCTGTTAAACTTGTGGCATTTACGTTGGCACCACCCAGGATGTTTCCACCTGTGATGTTGCCTGACACACTCACAGTAGTGCCTGTGTGAGTGACAGCATTGACATTGGCACCACCCAGGATGTTTCCACCTGTGATGTTGCCTGACACACTCACAGTAGTGCCTGTGTGAGTGGTTGCAAAAATATTACCGCCTGTGATGTTGCCTGTTGCACTGACAATGCTTGTGTTGACGTTACCGCCTGTGATGTTGCCAGTAACACTCACAGTAGTACCTGTGTGCGTGGCAGCATCAACATTGGCGCCTTGAATATTACCTGATACAGACAATGCCACACCATTAAATGCATTTACTGAAATAAAATTATTTGCATTGACATTGCCAGTTACACTCACTGTGGTACCTGTTAAATTTGTAGCATTGAAATTTGTAGCATTGACATTGGAGCCGTCAATATTTCCTGACACAGATAATAACACACCATTGAATGCATTTACTGAAACAAAATTATTTGCATTGACATTACCAGTTACACTCACCGCAGTGCCTGTGTGGTTAGTGGCTGAAATATTGCCACCTGTGATGTTGCCTGACGCACTCACAGTGGTGCCAGTCAAACTTGTGGCATTGACATTGGCACCACCCAGGATGTTTCCACCTGTGATGTTGCCTGACACACTCACCGTGGTACCTGTGTGTGTAGTTGCATTAACGTTGGCTCCGCCCAGGATGTTGCCACCCGTGATGTTGCCACTTGCACTGATTGAGCTGGCAGAAACAGCCGCAGACGTAATTAAATTACCACCAATTATATTGCCCGTGGCGCTTACAGTTGTTCCCAAAATCAATGTGGCATTGACATTGGCTCCACCGTTGACATTTCCACCTGTGATGTTGCCTAATACTGATACTGTGGTACCTGTATGTGTTGTGGCATTGACATTGGCACCACCCAGGATGTTACCACCTGTGATGTTGCCTGACGCACTCACAGTGGTGCCAGTCAAACTGGTGGCATTGACATTGCCACCAGTGATGTTACCTGACGCACTAACTATGGTACCAGTTAAACTGGTGGCATCAACGTTGCCACCGGTGATGTTGCCTGTGGCACTGATCAAGCCTGCTGTGCGTAGATTGCCGCCGTCGATGTTGGCTGTGACTGCCAAACTGCCTAGAGTGCCCACGGTGGTAAGACTTGATGTGACCACATTGGAACTCAACACACTGCCGGTCAGCAGTGCGGCATTTGCACTGGGAGCAATGCCAGTTAGTTGGCTGCCATTGCCCAGGAAATAATTTCCAGTCACATTGCCGGTGGCTGAAACCAATCCAACAGTTAATACATTGGCACCATTTATGTTGCCAGCGGCACTGATAGCAGTGGTTGCATTGAAATTGGAAGCATTGACATTGCCAGCAGCAGAAACCTGGCCGCTGGTGCGTAAATTTCCAGCTTGTACGTTGGCGGTAACATCCAAACTGCCCAAGGTCCCCACGGTGGTCAAACTGCTGATGGTAACATTACTGCTGAGGGTGTTGCCAGTCAGCAAAGCAGCTGGTGAAGAAGAAACAATACCAGTCAGTTGCGATCCATTGCCAATAAAAAAGTTGCCGGCTGTGATGTTGCCTGTGGCCGAAATTGCTGAATTTCCAATCAGTGTGCCAGTTACTGTCATACCCCCAGCTGTCACAGCAACCACATTGGCTGTGCCTGTTGGGCTCATCAATATAGCTCCATTGAAAACTATGTTGACATTGCTGGTACCGTTGGCGATACCGCTGACCCCGCCTGTTGCAAACAACTGACTGAAGTTGTTGTTGGTCTTGGTAAATGCTGTGCGTAAAGGATCCCCTGCGCCATCATTGGGTGCGGTTCCAACGTTGATAATTTCTTGTGCCATGTTTAGTGTTCCAGTTGAGTATTTACCAAAACTTTGTGTACCGCTAAATACTAGCAATCGGAGTGATCAATGTCATACATCATCAATAACAGTCGCGGCAACATTGTTGCAGTGGTCGACGACGGCACAGTCAATACCACTGCAACAGATCTTGCATTGATTGGCCGTTCGGTGGTCAACTACGGCGAATATCAAAACGAAAACTACGTATATTTGCTGGAGAATTTTGCCAATGGTTCTGCACCGCTACAGCCTATTTTGGGGCAACTTTGGTACAATAGCTCAACCGACACTATCAGTGCATACAGCACAGCAAACACATGGACTGCATTGGCCAGCCAAACTTATGTAGATGCACAAAAAATTTCGCCTGCATTCACTGGCGTTCCCACTGCGCCCACAGCTTCTGTCTTGACAAATACCACACAGCTTGCCACCACAGCATTTGTTCAAAACAACAAGGTCAGTCCTGCATTCACTGGCGTTCCCATTGCTCCCACAGCACTGTCAGACACAAATACCACACAACTAGCCACCACAGCGTTTGTACAAAATCAATTGGCTTCAGTCAGCGGATTTAGTTCTGCAGGTACCATTGGTGCTGCTGGGTTTTCAACAACTGGATCAGTCAGCGCCACCGGCAATGTGTTAGGTGGTAACATCGCCACAGGTGGCAACGTTGTTGCGCTTGGCCTAATTTCCACAACAGGTAACATCACAAGTGGCAACATCAATACTGCTGGAGTAGTATCAGCCACCGGCAATGTGATCGGTGCAAACTTCATTGGCAATGTGATTCCCCCTGCAGGGGGTGCTGTGAGTACAACTGGTAATGTCACTGGTGGCAACATCAACACTGTTGGTCAAATATCTGCCACTGGCAACATCAATACCGCTGGTCAACTATCTGCCACAGGCAATATTACAGGTGGCAACATCAATACCGCTGGTCAACTATCTGCCACAGGCAATATTACAGGTGGTAATTTGGTTAGTTCTGGCAGCATCACAGCAAATAATATTATTGCTAATAACATCAGCACATCTGGCAGCAATGCTTTTAGATTGCCAAATTTAACTGACACACAAATAGCTGCTTTATCTCCGTTAAACGGCGATTTGGTTTACAACACCACCACAGGGTATGCTCAGGTATATCAGCAGGGAGTTTGGTTGGAAATTACTATTGCAAGATATAGTTAAACACTGAAACTTGAACCACATCCGCAAGTTGAAACTGCTTGTGGATTGTTGATCACAAAGCTGGCACCCATGGCATCTTCCTTGTAGTCGATTGCAGAATCTTGTAGATACTGCATGCTCATGGAATCCACGACAACTTGCACTGAGTCGTACACAAAATCAAAGTCATCTTCGTTCTTGACTTCGTCAAATGTGAAGCCATAACTGAAGCCGGAGCATCCTCCACCTTGCACAAATACACGTAGCATTAGGCTGGGGTTGCCTTCTTCGGCCACAAGTTCTTTTAGTTTGTTGACAGCTGCTGGTTGTAGGTTCATTTGTTGTTTCCTTTGATAATGTTAAAAAACTTTTTTGCTAATTTTTTTTGAGTATCTGTGCCACAGTGCAGTAAATCTCTGGCCATTTTAGCATCGCCAAAATCTTCCATTAAGTCATAATAAAATGGTATATTATATTTATTGCAAATTTGTTGCATGGCCTGTAAGTTTTTGCGTCTGTTCAATTCGCTGTTTTGATCATAACTTAAATAATTTTTTTGATACCCTACCAACCAGTCCAGGTTGTTGATCGCAAGTGGCATAGATGGTAAAATATTTGACCAATTATTGTCAAAAACTTCATATCGAGCGATCCCGGGCACAGCACACACTACAAATTTCACATTGAGGTGTTCAATCCAGTGGTCAAGCAGTCTGTAACAAGTATCCAGTGCGGCACCACCAACACCAAGATTCCAAACCTTTTGTCCCAACATGCTTTGCAATTGACTGGGCCAGGCATGTTCAACAGGCAGCCCTACTCCCATTGTGTGACTGCATCCCAAGGCTATTCCAGCAGGCTGTTGATCAAAATCGTCGTCTCTAAATCCTTGACTATTGTATTTGTAGGTTATCACATTGGGCTCGAGCCAACCCAGATCGTTGAGTTTTTTGTAATTCTCTTCTATTGCACAATTTTCTTTGAAGTTTTTTTCAGAATCCGTACCGTCCCAAAGTTGTGTTGTTGATGCAAATTGTTGATAAAAATGGGTTGGCGCCATCACAGTCGTTCGTTGCAAACATCCCAGTCAATGATTTTCCAAATATTATCCAGATATTTTTCTTTGTCCCATTGATAGTCGGTGGCCCACACATGCTCCCACCAATCTACTAGCACACAAATATCTGTGCGCACAGCATGGTTGGCAATGGTCTTGATATCTCCACCAGTGCTCAAGTAAACCCAACCTGAGCCCTGTATCTTCATGGCAGTTTCTTTAAACGCCTCTTTGAAATCTTCGTAAGTCTTGAACTTTTCTTCAATCAAGGCCAGCACAGCACCGCGGGGTCTGTTGGCACCTTTTGGGGGACGCAGTTGCGGAAAAAACTTGTTGTGTAAAAAACTACCGGCACGATTGAAATCCGCATTGCCTTCTCCAGCATTGTAACGCTTGGCATAGCCTTTGGCCAGGTGCTCATAGTGATAGTCTAAACTTTCTTTACTCAGCACAGGTGCCAAATCTTTTTCACCGTACGGTAAAGGAGTAGTTTCTAACTTGGATGGTCTGGTGCTGGCTTCTACCAGGTCAATGTGTTCACGCATGTTGATATTTATCTACGTCGAGTGATTCGACCACGTGTCAAATCGTAAGGGCTGAACTCCATGGCAACTCTATCTCCCAACAAGACCTTGATGTTGTGTGTGCGCATTCGACCTGATAAATATCCTATGACTTCTGTGTTGACATCATCCAGCAATACTCTAAACATGGTGTTGGGCAGAATTTCTTGTACTCGACCTTCCATGTTAATTGTTTCTTCTTTGGCCATTACCTGGCCCAGTCACCAACAATTTGCATGCTGGTAACATCGCCGGAAGTGTCAAAAAACAAGGCTTTTTTGTTTTTGGTATGACAACATGTGTACTGTCCGGTCATCCAAGGCAGCAATAATTCTAAATACACAGGCTCAGTTACATCATACAACCAAAGATGAATTCGGGATTCATCCCAGTTCAGTGGAGCCTCAGTTTTTCTATATGCACCTAAGATTTTTCCATAACTCCACTGCCACTCTTCGGCCTTTTCATGGACCACATTCCAGGTAAACATTTTACTGGGTTGTAGCAATTTTTCTACTTCCGGAGTGCATCTAATGTTCACAAGCAATTTGTCTTTTTTGATATGTTTACCCCAAAAACTCGAAATACTAGAGCCTGTTTGAGTATGAGGCAAAGCCTGATCTTTTTTGTCATAAATTGAATATTTTAACACACTTCGATCAATTTGAAATTCACTCATGTCTCCAGCAACAGCATCCGACATAGCTATCTCATAATCAATGTCTGCTAGATTATAAATTTTTTCAAAGTCAGCAGTGCTGGCCAGTGGTTTGGCATCTTCTAATTGTGTTGCTTTTTGACCTTTGGGTACAAATACCACAGTTTTTAATTCACTTGCAGTACGACCGTTCATCATGCTGGCCACCAGTCTGCTAAGTCCTGCGGTAATTTTTAGTTCTTTGCCACCAACAGGAATTACTCCAAACATGGGAAATATAAATTCGTCATTGATTAAAACATTACTCAAATGATTCATAAACCCTAGATTTTTTTTGTCTTCCTTTAGTCCATGTTTAGTAATGATATCAATGGCCTGTTGATGGCATTTTTCATAAAATTCCTTGTTGACAGCATCAGCATAAAAAAGTTGTCCGCGTTGATTGCAATATTCTACCCACCCAGATTCTGGTCCGATTACAGTGGTAATCAATGAATTGCCTTCTATTGAGTCTACTACATATTTGGTTGTTAATTCTGCTGCCATGTGTTTTCCTTAAAGTAATGCTATTACTTATTCAAAACTTATGGTGGCACTGACCTTTTTCAGCCGATCGTAACGGAAACTGCGCCAAGCACCTGCATCCAGGTCAAACACTTTTTGGGTGTGCGATTCTTCGGATTTTGTGACTTCCCGGCTTTCACGCACAATGCCATCCACAGGTGCTTCCTTGGCAGGCTTTTCTGGCTTGGGCGGTTGAGGCGGAATCCGGTCACGATCCAGGGTGCATCGCATGTCGCGCACAGAGCCATCTGCTTTGACAAATGTCACTGTGATTTCTGCCACTTCCAGCACACCGCGCACCCAGTCTCTAAAATACTTGCGCCCTGTTTCGTCCAATTCTTGATAGGCGGTGCCAGGCAGTGCTTTCAACAAGCGAAATACTTCTTGCTGTTCCCAGGTCAATGTTTGTTCCATAAGTTCTCCTCTGTTGGTTAATAACTGTCTCTTTCTCATTTCTTTTTGTTCACAATGTCCGGGGTGACAGCATCAATGGTATTGACCACAGTTTTCCCTGCATACACCACAGTGGCGCCAGCCACGTCAGCCACTGCAAAAGCTGTGGCACAGCCCTGCAAACACAATATCATTGTGACAATTGCTAATCTTTTGATTGTATCACCCACGGCGCATCCTTGAAATTTCCACTGCCTCTTCATCACTAAACACCGGCACTGCATTGGATTTGTGCATAGTAGCAATGCCTTTGACCTTGGTACCTGTGTACACTTTGGCAGGTGCTAGTGTGGCGTTACCGCCAGTGTCACGGCTGGGAATGTGATTGGTGTTGGTACGGCCCACAGGGGTACTCAATTTGTAGTCCAGTGGGGGTGCTTTCATGGCACGTGTCTGACGCTTTTGTTCTGCTTCAACGCCTTGACGCTTCAGCAGTTCTCGCCATGACTCATCGAGTTCTCTAGCACGGCGTGCTTCTTCAGCATTGCGAAACTTGACCTTGCCGCGCTTTTTACCTGTCATGCTGAGCCAAGGGCCTTCAAGATGCATGGTCATTACAGTGCTCCAGAGTTGCTAATCATGCTGTATTATAGCATGATTGCAATTTCCAGTCAATACTACTTTGGTATTACCTAAACAGGATCAAGGCCATCAGCCCAGCCTGCACTATAAAGCCCACACCAATTGTGACGATGTTCAAGGTGTCTTTCAGCACAATGGCTCGCAAAAACAGCAGTACCAGTCCTGCCCAAAGAAACGCCACCACATCCAAGCTGGGCACCCGATCACTCAGCCCAGTCATCAAGGCCAACAGTGTGGGAAAGGTTGCACAGTGCAACACAATGGCTGCCAACCAGCCCAGGGTGTCCCCTGAGATTTTGCTCAAATGGTTGGTCAAAAAATCACGTATGATTTGCAGGTTAAAAGGCCAGGTGTTCATGAACGTTCTCCATAAAAGATGTGACGACCAATTTGGTCAATTTTGGGCAAGCGCCAGTTGGGGTTGACATAGTCAGCATGATAGTATAGGGCATTTTTCATGCTGGGCAATCGGAAGTTTTCCAATAAGACTTTTTTGGCCACTAGTTCGCTTTCTTGCCACATGGGCTTGTGTACTGCTCGAATCTTGTGATTGCCTTCGCAGAACCACGAAAATTGGCAAACTACCTTTTCGTAGAACACGTTCTTTTGATAGACCACACCACAAACTGTGTTGGCAAATTTACCAGACTCTACTCTATTTAACGTAACTTGTGCCACTGCCACTTTGCCCTCAAACGGCTCTGAGGCTGCTTCCCAGTAGATGTTGCGAGTCAAGCAGTCCAGTTGTTTCAACCGGTCTTCTGCTGACACATAGCCCACCATGCCGGCTGCTCGATCTTGTTTTAGTACATTCAAACGTGCTTGACACACGTTCCACACAACCAAGACCACCAAACACAGTCCCAGCACCTTGATAACTCGAGATGACCACTCAGCCAAAGCATTGGGTCGCTTTATATTCAATTTCATTCGATTTCCTTTAGAAAGCCAATACGTGGCTATACGCGGATGCCCGAGTAAATCACGTTGACAGATTAGGGGTTGAGATGAGCATAGATAGACCTCGGGCCTCCTTGGCATACTCGTTTAAGACAAGCTCGCGTCCTGAGAAATGAGCCTGTCCAATTCTAGTTGTCAACGAAGAGACTTTCCGAGAGTCTCTTTCGAACACCAGCGCCTGCTTGGACAAACATCGTTTGGTGTCACGGGTACTTGTTTTTTTCAATTGGACAAGGTACCAATCAGCAGTAGAAGATCCTATGGTGTTGCAATTTGTTTTTCTACCACCACTTTTACTTAGTTTTTTCAACTCTGGTGCAGTCAAAAAACTGTCAAAAAGGTATGTTTTTGTCATTAACATAGCAGTTAATTCTATTGATCAATCAAATGTCGCTTGTCAACAATGGTAGACCAGTGATCTGCATCTGTCAAGGCTGGTTGCCGTTTTGAGATCACTGGCCAAAGTTTGGCCAACTGTTTGTTGATTTCAATAAATTCACGTTGATTTTCTGGCACATCATCTTCGGTAAAGATTGCATTTACTGGGCATTCAGGAATACACACAGCACAGTCAATACATTCATCAGGATCAATCACAAGAAAATTTGGACCAATATGAAAACAGTCCACTGGACAAACATCAACACAATCTGTGTAACGGCATTTCACGCAGGCTTCGCCTACCACATGAGTCATATATTCTTCTGGGTTAGTGGCGTATTTGCCAATTTATTGATGAGTATCACAGTTGCTTGGGTTGTATTTTTTTCAAGGCCGCCCACATCTGAGATTTTTCCTTGCACTTCCGTTCCAGGGCTCGGTAGCGTTGCCCCAGTCTGCGCAGGTCGTCCCATTCTTTTTCCAGTTCAGGATTGGGTGTAAGAATGTTGAGTCGTTCTTCTACCTTCTCCATCCAGGCAACCATGCTTTTGTCATTGATCTTGATGTCAGCGTCTTCGCCTCGAACCTGAATGGTACCGCTTTGTCCAACTGTCATTGTATTATCAGTAAGACTGGTACTAATCCAAGGACTAGTGGTATTGTAGGTATAACCGTTTGATCCAACGATGCTGGCACTATAATTTGGCTGTGTTGTTCCTGTTGTGATACAATCGGCTGCTGTGGTCCAGGTTATGGTATCTGTTGTCATACTGCTGTTTATATACTCGAGATCAGCAATGGTTAAGGTGGGAATATGATCAGTTGTGATTGCCATGGTCTTTGAGTAATTTTGGCACTGCGGATTTTTGTTGCGCCTGCCAGTAATGTCTAGCTCGACGCAGTTTGTCATCCAACAGCCGCTGCCGTAGATCGGCAGTGAGATACAAGGGCCACGAATGTAATTCCTGCATCTCAGGCTGGGGGTTACTTGGGTGCTGCGGCAAGTGCTTCTTTCTCTGCTGTGATTTCTTTACGACGCTCTTTGATACCTTTGCTCATTTCTTGCAAGGCTTTGCGAGCACGAGCAGCCGCGGCTTTCACACCCTTGGCTGTGAATTTTTCATTTTCCGCAATGTATGTTTCGTAAGCGGCGACGATTTGTTCATGATTGGTCATATAGACTCCTTTGTTGTGAGTAGTAATTATACATGCCTTTCATCAGCATGTCAAGAAAAAAGCAGGAATTTGGCACTCCTGTCTAGTCCACGTAGATGTGTCTGCGGTTCCAAGTATCCCACACAGTGATGGCAGTCCACTCGTGCGTCCAGGTCACAAGAAAACGATCAAATGCCTGTTGATGGTGAAGCATCATGCGGTTACCTGCTACAGTGGCATGTTCGATTTGATGTCGGCGTATCCAAGTCTTGAACATGGGTTCTGCTTGGTTGTTGCGCAACATCACAATGTACAGTGGTTCAACTGCACGGTACGTGGGGATAGACATTAATGAATTGTGGTTCCTTGGGGGATTTGAGCAGACACAAGCTCATTCATATTTAATTCAGCTGCCAACCGAGCAAAATTTTCGTCTAGTTCAATGCGCTCGTCATCGTGCAGTCGGGCATGATCTTCATCCACGCCTAGCAACCGCATGATGGCACCCACGTGCGCTTCTGTACGACCGTTCATGTACAGCACTGTCATGATTTGGAACATCACATGCTTGGCATAGTTATACACAGGATCATCTTCAAATTCGTGCATACAGTAATTATCTCAATTGCGCAGTCAATAAAAAACGCCGTCAATGACGGCGTTGTTGGGAGCCCGATAGATTAGGCGTTGGTGCTTTCAACTGCGTCTGACTTGACAGTTGCAGGAGCAGACTTGGCCTTGGCACTCTTTGCAGAGACCTTGACTTCGCCTTTCTTGGCCACTTTGCTCTTCTCAGCCAATTTGTTGGCTACAGCAAAGCCTTCATCACCGGCAGTGATGCCTTGTGCCTGCAGATATTGCAAGGCCTCCAGCTTGGTCATTGCCTGGGGCAATTCAACCAAGTTGATGTTGTTACAACCTGCCTTGTTCAGGATCTTGATGCGAGCCACCAAGTCATTTGCAAAGCGCACCTTGACGGTGCCATCTGCGTTGGTTGCGGTGCCTGCTACGGTAAAAGTTTTGTCATTTGACATGGTGTTGCCTTTCTGAGTTGCCTAAAGTTAAGTTACGAAACATGCTGTGCTTCAGCATATCCAAATTATACAATAAAACGGTATTTGTGTCAACCACTTTTTGCATAATTGGGATTTGATTTGCCCGAATTACTGGGCCAATTCTTTGCTTTGTGTTTGGATGGTTTGGACGCCTCGGTCAGCAATTCGAGCAATACCCGAAAAGCCTACTGACGCAACAATCAAACCCAGTACAAAACCAATTAAAATTTTACTCATGATATTTCCTTATTGAACGCTTACGCGGTTGAGTTGAGTTTGTCCGTCCCTGTGTGCTTTTACAGTACCACGGAATGACAGTGTTGTGCCTGTGTTCAGTGGTTGCCGGATGGCAAAGAACACTGTTTCATTGTTGGCTGTGATAGCAGTGGCATAGTAGGTGTTCCACTTTTGACTGAAAACACAACGAACAATTTCCACGGTGATGGTGACTTTGTCACCTACTGTGCCTATGTAGCCAACAGTTTGGCTCAGTCGGTCCTGTTCCGCAATGCGTTTCAACGCACGTTCGTGACTGTTGGGCAAACAAGCCACAGTGGCCAATTCTAGTCTGTGTGCCTGCGGAAAGAACCTATCTGTCACAGCAGTGATCTTCATCACACTGCGGTCAAAGTCTGTGAGCTTGTTTTGCAGTGCTCGGAATGTCATGTCATTGGAAATGAATTTCAGGCACTCTGCACCTGTGGCACGATCTTCATCTGTGATCATGAAAGGATTTTCCAATGCTTCCATCATGATGTTGCGATTGCTTTTGCGTTTGAGTTGCACAGCAGTGGCTGACTCTGAGGGCAGTTCCCACTCATCTTGTTTGAGGTAGGCACCATTGATGCGTTGTGCATGGCATGCCGCACCCCACACATCTCCAATACTGTAGCCTGAGTGGTCATTACCGGCACTGCGGCGTGACGTCCACTGGCGTTGTGCAGGACCTGCATCGTCCTCATGACCCAGGCGTTGTATTTCCCGGGCGGTCATGTTGGTAGCGTCTACAAACATATCAGTCTTTCCGGCTGAAGCTACCACGGAACATGCCGCCAACCAACATCACGGCCGCCCATGTTTGTATGGTATAGGGAATGGCCAACGCAGGGAACAAGGTGTTCAATGCCCAAATGCTCAACAGCGGGCCAACAATGATCACAATCACCATCAGTACCAGCCACAAATATTCGTTATGTATTTTCATTTCCAACTCCTTTTTGTTTTGTATGTCCGTATTATAGCATTTCGGCAATTATTGGTCAACCGTTTGTGATTCCAGTGCGTCACTCAACAACACCAGTCGTTGGTAAAAAGGATCACTCTCGTTCGTGCTGCCACAGTACCATTGACCGTTTTCCATGATGTAGTAGTACTCGCCGCCACAGCCGTCCACACGTTCCAGGAACTCCGCAAAGGTATGATCCACTTCATGAGCAACATCCTTCTCGCCACGATCCCGGTCGTAAAATGTACACCAGTTTTCAGTCAGTGTTTGGAATGCTTCCACTTCTTCAGCAGGCACATCAAATTTGCTGAACGCATGCTTCTCACCAATTTCGGCTCGCAGGCTTGACAAGTCGCCCAAGGCTACCAAGTTGTTGGCCTTGGCACTGTCGTAGCTCTCCTGCAGGATGCGTCCGTTATGGCTCAGGTAACCATCCCAATGGCAGTAAATGCTTTTGACTTTGTTACCATGCATCACACCAATTCGACTGCGTGTTCCCATTTGTGCTCTCCTTTTGTTACAATATGTTCATATTATAGCATTTTGGCTATTTCTGGTCAAGTACTACCTAAGTATTACTTTTCCATGCTGTTGATAAAGGAATTGATCATGCGTTGTGCCTGTTCCATGTTCTGCTCAGGTGTGGGTTGTTGTATGCAACCCGCTACCACGCCGGGCTTTTGGAACTGTGCCAGAGCACGGGCACAGTCAGCTTGATTGGGGAACTGTCCCATGTTCTGCACAGAGCTGGCAAAGATAATGGCAATGGTCCACATGTTATTCTCCAAACTCGTACATGAACTGCGCCATGCTGGGGTCCAGTCGAACCAGGTCTTGTGCGGCACCGGTCAGTGCGCGATAGCGGGCCTGTACTTGACTGCGGGGCAGTTCGCCGTCGCAACTCAAATTCTCAGGACTGAGTTTGCAGTCAATCATTTCTGCCACACGCTTGCGGCCTTGGGTTGTGGTAACTTCGTAGGCCACAAACTTGCCGTTGAACATGCTGGCCCATGCGTTCTCTTGTTTGATCAGTGCGTTGAGTGCTTTCATTAGTGGCTCCTTGTTGTTACAATATGTCCATATTATAGCATTTAGGCAATATTCAGTCAAGAGAAACCCTACATTCTGTAGGGTAATAAAGGTAATACTTGAGTATTACTTTTTAGATTTCTGTGCAGGCTTCTTTTGGAACTCATGTGCCACATACCATTTTACCATGGCACGTTGGCACATGCTAATCAAATCACCATGTGAATCTGGCACAATAAATCGGTAAGGACATCGTCCCCACCCACCATGAGTGACAAATTGACTGTACCATCGTCGGTGATCCTTGTTGCTGGCATCAAACACTGTCCAGGGTCTAGATTTGAAATGTAAGACACTCATTGTTTATCCTTTAATTACCAAATGATCAAAGTAGTCGAAATGATTTTGCAAAGTCCAATTGTCGGGGTCAATTGCAGTGCCATCATGTGTTTCAAACTGGGCGGCAAACACCTGACTATACCTACGGAATGGCAACCACATGTCAGGAGTGGCACTGGACCATCCTGCTTCATTAAGTAGAACATGTTTGGCCCTGCTTAATTTTACTGTTGGCACATTTAGAGCCTGGGTCACTGTGATTAATTTGGCTAACAACAAGTCGCGAACCTTTGCCGCCGGGATCAAGTGTTCAAAGTCACACTCTTCATCTGCACCTTGTTCATGATAGTGTGCCTCCATACCATCTCGTTGCTTGATACAATACTCATGATACCGACGGAGATACTTGTCAATATCGTTACGCATTTCACGAAGCAGTTGTTGATTATTTTTCACAGCATGATATTCAGCAAGCAGTCTTGTCAAATTACGCATACAGTAATCTGCTACAGACTGGTAGGTTTCGGCACTCCGCTTTGTTTTACCATAAACGGGTGCAATAAAATTATCTAAAGATTCTTTAAGCATACTCGGCTACCTTGTTGGCAGATTTAACAAACTTGATAAACGTTTCGTCAGGCCAGGTGCTCTTGGCATTGTTGGCCCAATGTGTTAGTAATCTAACATTGCCTTGTATGTACCCAAGATTGTTATCAATCCGATCAACGCTGGTGCGATAAGGATTTTTACTCTGCACATCGCCGCTTTCGTACTCCAACATTATGCCAGTTAAAGCACATCGACCTTTTTGTTCAAACCACAATTTGGCAAGATAAGGAATAGTCAAGTTGTTTTTCCAACCAAATTTTGCGGCACGTTTTCTTGAGTTTGATATATTCTCACTGAGTCCCATCACAGTGCGGTACCAAACATAGTCTAGATCAAACATGTCTCTGTAATGTGTTTCGTGTGTTCCTTTAGGAACAACGCTCATCATGAGAATTTCTTTTTCTAAAATTTCCGTCAGTTTATTTTCAGTTAAGCGGTTATCACCGGGTCTAGCAGAATTATTATACATTTTATACTCCTTTGGGAAACAGGCCAGGAGCAACATTGCCTTCTTCAATGCCCATTTTAGCACCAGCTCCGTGGAATGACAAGTTTAATTTGCCACCGTTACGAATATGCAGTTCACGCATAAAGTTGGCCATAGCATCCGGTGCCGACCAGGTAGCACCCGGGCGCACATGTGCCCATTGATCTTTGCCTTTGTCGTGCAAGATGTGCGACGATTTAAAAGTAGGCTTAATACTTTCTAGCAACGTTTTCATCCAACCGTTGGGCAGTTTAGCATTATAGTCATTGCTGGAAAGACGGTGCAATTCATACAACCCAATAAACACACCTTGATCAATTTCTTCTTGTTTGTCATATACACTAGTAATGGCATCTAAGATATTGTATAGTGTATTGCCGCTGTTATCAACTTCAATACCCTTTTGAGCATACTTAAAGTGACTCATAAAGTATGCATTGTCTCCGCAGAGTGTTGCACTTTTACGAGAAGCTTTGTCTTGTAAGTCAACGCCGGCTTTATCAAACTTGTCTTGCATTGTACGAGCACGTACAACCTTAAGCTCTCGACTGCCATTTTTATAACGAACTAACGCATTACGGTGAAGGTCACCAGGATTTAATCTCTTGACACCTGTGTCGTTGAGCAGTTCAAATGCATAACTGGCAAAATTAGGGTCAGTGGTTTCTACCACAGCACAAGGAATTTCTGTGTAGCCTAATAGGCCTGCGGCAATAGTACGATGTTGAGCATCATACAAATATATTTTGTCGCCGCCATTGATACGACAAGCAGAACCCGGTGAGCATACTCGTGGATCCCACTTTTTCATAATGTTGATAATGTGTTTGTGAATCACATCACGTTGCACCTCATAATCAATCCAAAGATCTTCAATTTCAATCATTGAACTGACAGGGAATCGGTGCGAGAGAGCTTGGGCTCGTAGACGCCAAGATTCTATTTGCGCTTCGGTGACATTGTAATGTGCAATAAGTTGTTTTTCAACTTCGGCAATTACATCCGTGAGTTTACGTGTGAGGCGTTTTGCAGCCATTTTTCTCTCCTTCGTTACTGGACACAATGCCAGATTGGTTAATGAACACTTGTATTATATATCCAACAAATTTGTTTGTCAACCATGATGCTCTGCAACCCCCGGCGGTAATTTAGTGTGTCAGCTCGCACCGTTGTTACTTTGGCTCCCCGTTTGGTTCAATGCCTTGTAACACACACCTTCCACCCGCTTCCCGACAGGGTCCGTTCTCGC